CGAATGTCTTAACGCCATCAACAACAATCTTACCGTAGAAACGGTTGTTCACCATCTTCTTAGCGTATCTTGTCATGATACCCTTGATTGGTGTGAAGTTGAATGGGTTATACATTGTTGGTGTTAACTGAAGAGGTACATACGGTGCGTATACGTAACCCGTATCCAAGAGTGAAGAACCCTTGTGTCCCATCAAAATAGTGTTTGGTGGGAAGTATGGGTCACGGTAAACCTGATATCTACCTGACAATGTACCAACTCTTTCAATACCCATGTTGTACTGATCCTGTTCAGGAGCCGCGTTTGAAACGTGGAAGTACTCAAGATCGTCGAAGATTGCTGAAACCTCTGAAGAAACAACAATCCAGTTCGCTCCACCTCTTAAAGTTGACTTATGGATTTGTGCAGAAACCTGATTGATTGCAGTAATCAATGTTTGGTTCCAATCCTTTTGGTTGTAGTTGACAGATCCAGTTCCGGCTCTCCATCCATCGTAGTTCCATCTTACTGACCAAGCCGCACCTTTTCTTAAGTCTCTTAAGATTTCACGGTCAATTTCAGCGGCAACTTGCTCTGACAACAACGCTGTCAATTCAGCTTCCGCATCAATGTTGTGGAACGCTGAAACGTCTTGAGCTAGTTCTGGTGACCACTGAGCTCTTAACTTTCTTTCTGTAACAGAAACAGTAACTGACTCAAGGTCAAATGAAACCTCACCAATAGCGTCTTCGAATTCTAATGTCTCATAGTTTCTCCAAGAAACGGTTAATGACAAAGCATCGGCTTCTGCACCGGTTACACCTAAGTATAGACCTGCGTTATTACTATCAACAACTCTTAAATCAACACCTAAGATGATGTTACCAACGCCGTCACAGATATCACCGTAGTCTACGATACCTTTACCGTACTTCTGAGTAACAACTCTAAAGTCTCTTTCGACACCTTCTCCGTCAACAACTTTTAATGATGCTAAGAACTCTTCAGTATCCTGTTGGTTTCCGTCAGGACCTGTTAATTTACCTTGTCCATCAGATGTAAATCCTGTTAATTGAATAATTAATTCTTCTACAGTATTACCTGTAACGCCTGTTAAGTCAGTATACTCTACTAATTCAGAACCGTTCCACTTCATGACTGTACTATCAGTAACTTCTGTTTCTGTAAATTTACCCTTAGAGTAGTCAAACATACCTGATTCGTTTGAACCGTCCTCGTAGAATCTGTCGTACAAGTTCTTACCACCAGTGTAGTTATCAGTAGTTCCTGTTGGACCACCTGGTGCTCCGAATGGGCTTAAGTGTGCGTTTTGATTAGTTCTCTCCTGAATTTTAGGAATGAAGAAGAACAACTTACCAATAGGAAGGTTCATAGCCTAAACTGAAACAATGTCGTTAGCCAATAACTTAGAGAAAACTCTTCTTACGATTGGGAAAACAACTGTTTCAAATGAACCTGAACTGTCAGATGAAGCAGCTTCGTTTATCAAATGAGACGCTTGGTTTTCATACAACTGCGCCATATTTTCTTTTACGTGGCCTTTTAAGCCTTCGAGGAACCCTAACTTGTCCCACTTATTGATTGTGTCTTCCTTGATAACCTTAAGGTGCTTAAGACCGATGTTACCAACGAGACCTGATTCTAATAATGCTCCCATTTTAGTATTATTTTAAAATTATTTTATTTTATTCATTAAATCCCTAACTCTTTGGAATTGAGGATTTTCATAAGTCTTATTCTCTATTAAGTTAGTAGAAGAACCTTTAGTTGGTGTACTGTTGATTTTTCTGTTAACTGTTTCTGTAACAACTTCTTGTTCTTTACTTCCTAACTCCTCTTTTAGAGTTTTATATAGAGACTTTGACTCTTTTAAAGATTCAACCGAATCGAATCTTCTTAATATATTTATCTTTTCTTTTTTAGTGGTCGAATTTTCTGTGAATAGTCTAGTTGCGTAAGCCAAGTTTGAGTTAAAGACTGCAACTTCATTAAGTTTTTCTCTAAAGACGTTTAGAGCCTTTCTGTACTCTTCGTTCTTTTCTCTTAACTGTTGAACTTCTTCTTTTAACTCTTTGTTTTCAGACTCTCTTGTCAAGCGCTTAGCATATCTCTTAGTTGGTTCAGACATTCTAACCTGTCTTCTCAATCTAGCGTGACTTCTTTCAGCGACTTCACCTTCTTCTTCTTCACCTTCGGAGTATCCTTCTGCAGTTTCATCTCCTTCAGTTGTTTCTTCTTCAGACATTTCTTCTTTGACTTCCTCTTCTTCAGAGTATTCTTCAGTTGTCTCTTCTTCTAATGAATCTTCTCTTCTGTCTAAGTTTTCACCTTCGTTCCACTCTTCTGTCGTTTCATCATCTAATTCAATTTCATAGATGACCTCTTCTTCGATTTCCTCATTGTTGAGGTCTTCATCTGAAATTACTTCGTCAGATTCTTCAGACTCCATTTGTATTATGTACTCACTATCAGTTTCGGCGTCAGATAGGTTAATCTCGTCCTCATCCTGAGTTACGATAATACCATCTTTTTCACCCATAGCTTTAAATACTTTTAAGACATCATCATCTGATGCCCC